CGCACACAAATATTTAAAACTTTTCAAACTACACCAAACCCACGGGTGCTTGTTATTCAGCCCCAATCTGCTGCACATGGTGTCACGTTAACAGCAGCGAATACTGTCGTCTGGTGGGGGCCGACTAGTTCTTTAGAAACGTATGCACAGGCTAACGCTCGTGTCCACAGGTCAGGGCAAAAACACAAATGCACTGTTGTTCAGCTCCATGGATCACCCGTAGAGAAACGTGTTTACACACTGTTAGATAACAGAATAGACGTACACACAAAAATGATCGACCTTTATAAAGAACTACTTGACTAACGCACATACCATCACTACATTGTATGAAACAATAAGTTTAAGGAGAACGGTATGGGCGACATAACCGCAGATAAGCTGACTAAAGCTTACATTAAAATCCGCGAAGAACGGGCGAAGCTGTCGGCAGAATTTAAAGACAAGGATTCTGTTCTCTCTCGTCAATTAGAGAGAATTAAACAAGGACTACTCGACTACTGTAACGCACATAACGTCGAGAGTGTAAGAACTTCTGAAGGATTATTTTATAGGTCTGTAAAGCAAAGGTTTTGGACTAATGATTGGGAGAAAATGCACGCTTTTATTAACGAGCATCAAGTACCTGAGTTGCTAGAGAAACGTTTGAACCAAACAAACCTTAAACAGTTCTTAGAAGAAAACCCTGAGTCAAAGCCAGAAGGCTTGAACATAGACTCTGAATACTCAATAGCTGTGAGGAAGAAATAATGGAACCAAAATACGTACCTATTGAAGATGTAGCTAAACACTTTAGTGTTTCTGTGTCTACAATCCGTGCTTGGGTTCGTCAGGATCAGATTCCGCAGGACACCTACATTCGTGTTGGTAATACCTACAGATTTTGCATCCCTGATATATCAGAAGCACTAACAAATAAAAAGACTGAGACTACAGAAGAGCCTGTTGCACACATGTTTACACAGGAAGAAGCGGTAGGGTCTAGGGTAGCAGCGGATGAAGATGCTGACCTACTAGAACTACTTGATGAAGACCAATAAGACATCGGGAGAATGACATGTCTGAAATTGTAAAAACAAAATATACTATCGAAAATGTAGAAGCCATGTGGCCTCGTATTAATCGCACCTACAAGTTTGACAACGCAGAAAAACGGTCAGTGCCATGTGAAGCAACTGATGATGGTGCAGCATACACACTACAATTCCGTATGGATGAAGCGCAGGCTAAAGAATTATATAAGCACATGAAAACTGCTTATGCTGCAAAACAGGCAGAAAATTCTGACTGGCCTGATAAGTTTGCTATGCCTTTTAAGAAGGATGCTGATGGGTCATTTACTCATAAGGCGAAGTTAAAAGGTGCATACGGAGCAGAAGCCACTCGTAAACCCGCACAATATTCCGCTTCTAATAAGAAATTAGATGATGATTTCTTGCTGACTAACGGAAGTACGGTTAACATTGCTATCGTGTTTACTCCGTATCATGGAGCAATGGGTACTGGAGTGTCTTTACGCTTAGATGCAGTGCAGGTTATTGACCTCAAGCCTATGGAAGAACAATCACCTTTTGGTGCGACGAAGGGTTTTGAAGACAGTCCGAAAGAAGACGATAACCCTTTTGAAGATACAACAGTAGCTGAACCAAAGAAGGCGGTAAAGAAAGCTGCCCCTGCTACACCAGAAAAAGGTAGTGACGATTTAAGTTCTATCATAGACGACTGGGACGACTAATCACCAAAAATACTGCGGCTAGGCTATGGCTGAACTGGGTGTGTACCGACACCCTTGCCGCAGTGTCTCTCGGTTTTGGTGTTAGTTATTATGGAAACAAGAACTTTTTTGAGGGCTGCGTTAGCAAATGAAGGACACTACTGTGTTTTTGCTTCTCGTACCCATGATGATCGTAGGGTACAAAAATTCTACGACTCTATAGATAAGGTAATAGATGCCGCACAAAATATGGATGCGGAAGGTTATGACGCATACTACGCCCTTGCTACATTCAACGAAGCAGGGTCACGTAAAGTAGATAATGTTAAATACCTAAACTCGTTATTTCTTGATCTGGACTGTGGCGCAAGTAAAGATTATGCGACTCAACCAGACGCTATTGATGCGTTGAAGCACTTCTGTAAGAAGTTATCTCTACCTAAACCTGTTATGGTAAACTCTGGTCGCGGTGTACATGTATACTGGATGCTGGATGAGCCTGTTAGTTTAGATGATTGGTTGCCAGTAGCGGAGCGATTAAAGAAGCTGTGCGCCGATAACAATCTATTAGCTGATCCTGCGGTCACTGCGGATGCGGCTCGTGTGCTGCGTATACCTACGACTCACAATCACAAGGATGATCCCCCTACAGCAGTAAACTTTTTCTTTGAGACCGCAATAAAGCCAATAGGTTTCGATGCGTTTTCTGAACTATTGGGCAACGATCCCATACCTGTACCGAAGCGTTATACTCCTGATGGCAATAATGCAGTTACGAATACGCTTAACAGTAACATAGAGAGTACGTTTCGTGAGATAATACGTAAGACGCAGGAAGGGCGTGGGTGCCAACAGTTAAAACACATACTGAAGAAACAAGCTGATTGCACTGAGCCTATGTGGAGAGCAGGGCTGTCGATAGCCAAGTTCTGCACGGACGTAGATCAGGCGGCTTATGCAATATCAAAGAATCACCCTGACTACACAGCAGATGCTACACAAAAGAAAGTAGACCTCATAAAAGGCCCGTATCGGTGTGCTACGTTTGATGAATATCAATCAGGTATATGCACCGAATGTCCACATTGGGGTAAGATAAAATCACCTATAACATTAGGTATGCGGGTACGTGAGGCCGCAGATGAAGACAACATTGTTGAAGCCCCTGCCGAGAATCTGCCTAACAACCCTGTAAACCAGTATGTAATCCCCGCATATCCTCACCCATACTTCCGTGGCGCAAACGGCGGGGTGTATGTAAGGACTACTAACAGCGACGGAGATCCCGACGAGAAAGTAATATACCATAACGACTTATACGTTGTTAGACGACTGCGCGACGTGGAGCTGGGTGAATCTGTTGTAATGCGATTACATTTGCCTAGAGACGGGGTACGCGAATTTACGTTGCCGCTAACTGCGGTTACTTCTAGAGAAGAGTTCCGAAAGTATATGTCCATGCAGGGCGTGGCAGTAACAAAAATGGATGAGATTATGGCATACACAACGACATGGGTTAACGAGCTACAAGCTAACAGCACTGCGGATCAAGCACATAGACAGTTCGGTTGGACTGACGAAGAGGGCAGTTCATTTGTTCTTGGCAACCAAACAGTATTTAAAGACAGGATAGAGTTCAACCCTCCATCTACACAAACAGCAGGTTTGTTTCCTTTGTTTGCTCCAAGTGGCACGCTTGAAGAATGGAAAGAAATGATAGGGTTCTATAATCGTGACGGGTTTGAGATGGAACAATTCGTGGTTGGTGTATCTTTTGGTTCTGTCTTGATGCAGTTCTCACCAATAAATGCCGCCGGATTACACCTGCACGGTGAAACGGGTGTGGGTAAAACCACTGCGGCTCAAACAGGGTTGACTCTGTGGGGCAATCCCGAAGAGCTTATGACCCACGAGAATGATACTCTGAATACCAGAATGAATAGGGGAGAGGTCTACCATAACTTGCCATTAGTAATGGATGAACTTACAAACACCCCCGGCAGGCAGTTAAGTGTTCTTATATATCAACTTACGGGTGGTAGGCAGCGGGGGCGTATGGCTAGTGGCAGTAATACTGAACGGTATCGTGGTGATCCGTGGAGTTTGTTGTCAATAACTACAGCCAACGCCAGCATAGTAGAGCGGGTTAGTATGGTTAAAGCTATGCCCAAGGCAGAGGCACAGCGTATTTTAGAGTGGCGTGTTAAACCGCAAACATTTAGCACCACGAAAGAAACACACGAATTTAGAAACACTATGCTAAAGACTTATGGTCATGCAGGGGTAGCGTACCTACAATATATAATGAACGACATAGAAGGCGTTAAACAATTACTAACCACAGTGCAGGAAAAGGTAGATATAAAAGCTAATTTAAAGGCTGAAAATAGGTTTTGGTCTACATTTGTAGCAGCTACGGTAACAGGTCTTATACTTGCAAAACGTGCAGGGCTTATTGACTATGAACCTGAGAAAGCGTTCAAATGGGGTATAGAATTAATAAGGCAGAATAAACGTCATGTAGAAGATATGAGCGTAAGTGTAGAAGAAGTGCTTAACGATTACATACACGAACATTGGAGTAACGTACTATGGATCAAGAGTACAGATGATCTGCGCAAACAAGACACGGACACAGAGTCCTTAATCATTCCAGAGGCACTACCTAGAGGTAAGCTGGTTGCGCGGTACGAGACAGATTTAAAACGCGCTTATCTGGTGCCGAAACCGCTTAAAATATGGTGTGGAGATCAGCAAATAAATTACAGTTCTTTTATAACTGATCTGAAGGAAAAACTAGGGGCGCGTAAAGCTAAGATGCGTTTGAGTAAAGGTACGCACATGAACTTGCCGCCAACAGATGTAATAATTGTTGATTGTTCAGTGGAGAAAATAGATGGAGAAACGCAAGCGTGAGTACGTAAACGTACACGAAAGGTCGTGGGGTAGTTTAGAGGCACATGACAAAGCACAAAGAGAACAAAACGCAAAGGCTTGGGCCACAGCGAGTAAAAATTTACCTGCTAACGCATTTGCAGATGATGATCCAGAAGCTAATGATGACGCACATAAAAAATATTACCCCCAACCTACGATGGTGTTAGGCCATGCAGGGGGTAATGAAGACGGATGATCTTAACCCTGATGGAGTGCGGAT